TTAGCAGGCTATCATATCAGAATTATCTTTGTGTTTTTCGACAACTTTCTTAACACTAGATTCGTGCCAAAATACTTCTTTGTCACTTACCTTGATTGGTTGAGGAATTTCACCATTCTTAATCATGCGATAGAATTTAGTGCGGCCAATAGACATTAGCATCATAAATTCTTTAGCACGTACACGACGATCAATCTCCATTCACCCCTCCTTACTTTCCGCTTTAACTTCACTCATTATTCGATTTCCCAATATTCGTGCTTTGATTCATCAAATTTAAAGCTGTGGTATTCAAATAAATCATGGAGCTCTTGTTCGTAATTATCACAATTGATGTTTTCATAATCTTCTAGCTTGATACAAAGCTCATTCCAACGATCACGGAAATCACCACCATCCAAAACCTTAATTAATTCACTCATCCCTCAGCTCCCGATTCATCCATTTCAATAACATCATCAGTAAATTCACGAGAACTAGGTGTAGCGAATTTTTCAGTTGTCCCGTACTCTTCTTGAAGGTATGCGTTAAAAAACTCAGATTTATTCATCACGCGAAAATCATCTGGCAAGTGGCCTTCAGCATCCTTAAATATCTTTTCAAGCGTTGAACGCGTAGGGTACTGACCAAGAGAGAGTGACATAGTAACAATTGCTTGTTGCCCATCTTTATTAACTGCATAAACTTTCATTTCAAGTTTAATTGGTGCGTTCATTTTCATTTTTCAGCTCCCGATTCGCTTAACCGTTTAACCATTTCCTTGTAATCGCGCATTAAGCGACATTGTTCAGATTGAATATTTTCCTTGTGGGCTTTTTCCAAGATCTCATTCAGAACAGGGTCCTTTACTGGTGGCTGTTCTAAAATTCGCTCTTTTGCAATTTTTAAAGCCATATCCAAAGGCAATTCTTGGGGAGCAATTACCCAGCCCTCTGGCACCGCCTGAGCTTTGGCTCCCAACCAAGCACCAAACATAGAGTCATAAGTAACTTTTGCAAAGAAATTACCATTGCTATGCTTTTCAAAAAGTTCTGGTAGATTTTTCTCAACAAAAGCATTGAAAAGCTCTAGCTCTCTTTCCTTATTCAAATCTGTCATGCTGCTGCTCCTTAGCTCGGTCTTTTGCTGAATTTGTCAAACGTTGCCATGAACTGATCAACACTGAATTGAATTGTTTTCTTGGCATTGTGCGGTTCAAATTGAGCAGCATATAAAGCCATACCAAGCCACATTACTGAGAATGTGAAAACCTTTGCTGAGTCTTTATCTTGGCTATTCATTTCATCAACCATAGGCCCAATAATTTTCTTAAAAATCTCTTCTGCGATCTGGTCAGAAGTACCGCTAATTGTGTTTAATTCGATTTGTTTCATGCTGCCACCTTTGCCTTAATGCGCTCTTGATATAACTTTGCGTAGTACTCTTGAGCATGTGGAATTTTGTCTTTGATCTTCTGGATCATTGCTTCGTCACGTTTGTAGGTGACAGTTGTTAAACGTTCTCTAAGATCGATACGCTCAACTAAATCAATTAGCTGTTCTCGGTCATCCCAATCATTTGTAAGCTCGACAGGGCAAGGGAGTAGCCAGAAATCAACCATTGCTTGTTCACAGTCGTAAAGCCACATGTAGCCTTGCATCTGCCAGTCATAACCGGCTTTCTTTGCCTTTTCTTCTGCTTCATCTTGAAAGAAGGGATGAGTACCAATATCCCAAGTACATTTAGTGTCGATGATCAACTTGTTATTTAGGTCAAGAATGTCACATTCACCAGTGATTAGTTCATTTTCCAAACGGCCTTGATGTTTTAAGTATTGACGAAAACGAACCTTACCAGACAGGCTAATTGCGATTTCTTCAAGCGCATTACCTTTAGCCGTGTACTGGTTGCCTTTGAAAGACTTGAACGTGGTCAAGTCCTCCTTAACGATTGTTCTAATCTCAGTCTTAGCTGTATCGCTAAGAACTGAGCCTTTAGTTTTAGGGTCGCCTACAAGCTTATGAAGGCTTGAGCATCGGAATAGCTTCATAGTGCATTTACCTCAGCTCTTTGTGCATTAGTAAGTGCATAGCCTTCTAATACATATTCTTTAGTAACTGCATCGGCTTTGATTTGCTCTAAGAGAACCGGGAACTCGTTGTCTGGTACAGTTGGTTTAACTTCCTGAACTTCTCCAACTTCCTTCACAGTGACATTTTTAAACCAGTCTTTAGGTGAACTCATGCCATCACGTAAGCTAGTGAAAATCTTGCGAAGCGCAACGATATTGGCTGCTGTAATAGCATCAAGACGACGCTGAATGTAATCTTCAATGTCTTTCTTGGTGACGTTAAATTGCTCAAAGGCAACAACAAGTTTTTGTACAGCTTCTGGTGAAGTATCAGCACTTGCATGGATTGTCTTTTCACACTGATTAACTGCATCATCAATAACATCACCGGGTATTACACCTAAGATGCATGCACGTAGACGACGGGCACCATTGTTTGCAACCAATTCATAAATATCGCGTGGATCTGTTAATTTTTTAGATCCATTGCGTGTATAACGAATATGTGGAACCTGAAAAACCTTTGTTTGACGGGTATTTGTTTCAACATCCCAAGCAAATGCTTCAACTGTAGATTCGCCATTTTCAGAAGATAATTCACGGATACCGTACTGAATATTCCCCCAATTCTGAGCAAGCATTTCCGCAAGTCGAATTGATGGACCAGTTACCGAACTACCACCACGAGCATAAGAATAAACAGCCGATTGAGCTAAACCTGGACGCTGGCAAGCGTTCATAATCCGGTCATAAGCTTCAATTGGATTGCGTGGAAACTGTTTAGCAATAACTAAAGCTGCTTGAACCTCTGCAATTGCACGTTGACTATCAGATTGAACTGTAGACATTGCTTGAGTAGTAGGAGCAGCTACTGCAAAAGGGTTCTGTCCTGAGTGTTGCACTGGCGCATTCATAATCTTCTCCTAATTCTTTACGCTTGCGATGTATCTTTTAACTAAAGGGATGAGTTCTCTTTGGGTTGTGAAGTGGGCGCCTTGAAGCCTGTCGTATATCGGGTAAAACCTGTCTTTTACTTCAACCTGTAAAACCTGAAAATCACCTTTGCCATCTCGATACTGAATTTGGTTTTCAATAAGCCAAGACTTGAAATCTTCTAGTTTTGACTTATGGAGTAGGGCGCGTTTAGACATCACCCACCTCTCAACTCTGTAATCTTTTCTTCTCTTGCCAGTTCTTCTAAATACTCATTCAACTTAAGGATTTGAGTAGAAGTAAGGGCAAATGGCATACCTTCGACTGCATCCACATAATCAAAGTCATCGACATGTGGTCGGCTAGATGAATCGACTGTCATTCTGGTGTAATCCACATCTTTCCAGTCTTGGTAATCCAAGCCTTCGCCATATTCGAAAGTGTCGTTTTTCTCAATTCCTTTGACACTTGCCACGATGTAGATGTGCTCTGCGTTAAAAACTGATAAAGAGAACTGAACAACGCCATCCTCAACACCTACATTCATCACTTCAAGGCTTGTGAATACAGCAGCATCAAACGAGATATTGGCTAACATATTCATGAGTTAGTACCTCGTATCTTTCTGAGTTGCTCTACGACTTGCTTTACTTCTTCTTCGGTGCGCCATGCTCCAAGAGGGTAATCATTGCCATCTCTATGCAACATTTGAGTAATTCCACCGTCTTGCACACCACTAATAGTCCAAACCCAATCATTGTCCTTCGGCTCAAAAGGCTTCGGCAGCTCAAGTTCAACCTTGATGGTTTGGGGTTTGAGACGGAATTCATAATCCTCATTGTCGAAAACGCCCAATGAGTAATCATTACTTATATCAATAAAGCCAAAATGGGTATCTTTTTTATTGATCTGCAAAGCTTCACCATTTGCCCATGCAAGCTTCGCCTCCGCACCGCTAATCAAGGCTGGGTCTTGGGGTTTGGTGATTGGCTCTAGGTCATTTGGGCAGTTAGACAAAACCCACTCGCCATTAAACATGTAGTATTCATTCTCACCTTGTTTTAGGTATGGGGTATTTGTTCTGAAGTTCTTGTGTGTCGCATCCTTCACATCATTACGCTTCAACACAACAAGGTCTTGAAGCTGAGGGAGGGTGAGTTCTTTAAATCTATCTCCCAATCCTCCCCAAACATAAGGAGACAAATAACAGCAATTTGAGTTTTCTGCATATAGGTGTGAGTACCAATCTCCGTCTACTGGATAATCGCCAGCCCATTTAAAACCTAATTGTTCAAACAACTCCTGAGCCTCTTTGCTCTCAGCTTCATCTTTAACTTTGATTTTGTAGTTATCCATGAGACTTACCCCACATTCTTTGCAACGATAAGGGCAAGTACAATTGCACCCATCAGGAATGGAGAGAACAAAGCAACTAACTTTGCCCAGTCTTTAATGTCAGCAACATGCTGTGCAAATACAGATGGAACCTGCTCAGCCTTAGTTGGATGACGATATAGAATTTGACTAGTTTGTGATTTTTGATTCATACTTATCTCACTCATTGAGTAAAAGTCCCGTCGGTCGAATGTCAGGGACTTTTTTGTTATCTGGTGAGATAATATTAACTATGGTTAATTTTTTAGTCAAGAGAAAAGTTAACAATGGTTAATCTTTTTATTAACTATAATTCATGCTTTAATAGACAAAAGAAAACCCACACGGGGTGGTGGGTTTTTTATCAACTTCGACGATTATTCTGAAGAAGAATTAAATCTTTGCTTAAGATCTTGAGTTAATTTTTCAACATCTTGAATATAATTATTTCGGAAGTCGGGATTATCAAAAATATTATTTAATGTGTCAATAAGTGATAATAAACCAGACATTGGTAAGGCTACTGTGGCAGAATGCACAGCAGTATTTTGATTTACTTTATGACCAAGCATTAATTTCACAATATTATTTTCTATTGCAATCTGAAAAACTTGATCTGCGTAAATAGGTTGTAAACTAGGATTTAATTGTGTATTGATTACTTCTGTAACTGTTTCATGTCTGTTAGCGCTGCTCATATCCGACCTTTATTTCTTGGTTAACATTAAAATAGGATGAAGTAGTGTTCGGTAATGTATTCACTTCTTGAGCTACAATATTTATAGTTTTGCCATTGTTATATCTTGAGGAATTTACGCTTATATAAAATTCCTTTTCATTACCAGATAAAACATCCTCAACTACTTGTTGACCTGTTTGTAAATCAAAAAGAAAAGTTGTTTTATTCCTATGTGATTTTTCAACCAAATGGGCTTTCTTTCTTTCACGATCAATTTGCCAAGGTTGTTTTGGTCTCTCATAATTTTTATTATGAAAAATTACATCAAAATCATAACCTAATAGCCGAGAAATCTTGGAAATTGTTTTAATAGTGAGATTCTCTTCTCCAGATAAAACTTTTGTAACTCGACTTTTTTTCCAGCCTAGTTGTAATGCAATTTCTGAACGAGTCATATTACTATGACGTAACAGTCCAACTAAATGGGATGCAACTTGCTCCATTTTTACAATGGATATATCTTCATGCTCACATGAGAACAAAAATAATTTATTTGTCATAACAACCTCACCAGGAATGTTTCCATGTCGGCTTGATACTTAAAGATGGCTCTAACACGGTTATCAATGATTGTCTTTTCAGATTTATCAATCTTGTCTTTTCGCTTAGGTGATAATCTAAATAAAACAATGTATGCATTAACAAAGACCAAATATAATCGAAGGCTAGCTTTTCGAATTCTGTATACTGGTACATCTTTGTCATCTAATTTAACTACACATGCTCTATGCAACTCAGAAGAGTCATAGAAATCAAATAGTTCAGTTGGTTGTTCACACATTTCGCAGCGAGATGCTAATTGAGTGAATAATCGCAATACATCACAGTTGTCTCGTTTACTATGTAATGAAAATTCAGCCCTATCTCGGTAAAGAAATACATCACGTTTATCCATTGATGATGAAAGCATATAGACCCTAATACAGTCTGGTATCATGATTGGCTGAAGATCATCAGGAAAGCCAATTTCACTCCAGCGAAAGAAGTATGGGTCTATCATTTCTGCAAAGTTACCTTATAAGTGAACTAATATCAATTGCCATTTAATAAAAAATTTATATATAGATTGTATCGAATCTACTACTTTAATTAGCTTTGGGATGTTCCTGTCTATGCTGACTTGGCGGAACAATATCAGTTATAGCCGTAATACTTTCGACCTCATCCATATCAAAAGATAGGCGTTCGCTACCATTAACGGCCAACAAACTCAGAACACCACCATTTATTCCTACAAATTCCTTAATTGTGCACCTTCCGTCCCTTAAACACACCTGAACAAACTCTGTTGGCACAAGTTCCGCATCTGGATCACATACTACATACCAACCATTACGGATAGCTGGAAACATAGAGTCGCCCGTACCTTTTACTGCATATGCTCTAGATCCTGCAGTGTGGGTAGGAACATATCCATCACCAGCGTTTCCTTCATAACCCATGTCAGTAAAATAACCATCCATTCCCATCTTGGAGTACGCCTTTACAGGAACCCAACGTTTAGATGATGGAGTAAAAGGTTTTTCGATAATTGTTGAAAATAAAAGAGCTTCATCACTATCACTAATGTTGTATTTCTTTTTGAATTCTTCGATATCCAGTTGTTTAAATTTATCTCTCGTGCTTGATTGAATCTCTCCCGTGCCAGATGCTAGCCATGCAGGATTAACATTCAAAAATTTTGAAGCACGTAATAAATTTTCACCTTCCATTGTTTTGGATTTTCCGGATAGCCAATCACTTACAGAAGGAGGCTTGACTCCTACTGCACGAGCAAGCTCAACACCTTTAATCTTTTTAGGTGGCAAAACTTCCATAGCATACCTAAGTCGTTCAGCAAGAGTATTCATACAACTATCCTCACAATGTTAGGAAATCCTAACATAAATAAAATTAGGTATTCCTATTGATTTGTAATAAGGAATACCTAATAATTAAAGAAAAATTAGGAGCACGTTATGAATGACGCACAACTTATAGACAAGCTAGGTGGTGTCACAGCGGTAGCAAGACTTCTAGGGATTACTCCGCCATCAGTTAGTGGATGGAAAGCTATTCCCCTTGATAAAAAAATCAGGTTAGCAGTTATTGCTGAAGATCTTGGTTTAACAACACGAAAAGAACTTTTCCCTGATAACTATCAAGATATTTGGATTGAACTACGTCCCCAGACGACAAAAAGTAGAAACCTTGGATCATTAACCGCTTAGGACCTTAACCATGAGCAAAGTATCAAATGAATTGCCTGCAAGCGCTAGCAATAACGAATCGCTCATATTGCAAGCACTAAATACTAGCAACCAAAGACAAGTAGCCGAGAAGGTGGGAATAGATGCAAGCACCTTGTCGAGAATGAAAAATGACAAGAAAAACAATGGATTGACAGAGATTGAATTTATTAGCTCTCTGTTGACAGCCATTGGATTGAAGGTGGTGCCAGAAAGTGATGTGTATTGCTCACCTGAAATTGCAGAAGCAACGCGAGTTTATTTAGCACATGCATTCACTTCCCCTGAATACATGCGGATTTTATTCAAATAAAAAACCACTACCTGCGCGAACAGGAGTGGTTAGGCATTCAATTGAGATGAATCAAATGAATAAAACTAATTTATCAAATCAAACAACCGAACGCAACCAGCCAGAATTTTTAGTGGGTGACGTTGTAGTACTTACTAAAGAGTGTCGAAGTTTTAAATCAAATGATTTGTTTGAAGTCAAAAATAAAACCCTGACTAGTTTATGGACTATCAAATCACAAAATCATTTGTTTCTGGTTTCATCAAAAGAAATACGAACAGCAACAGTTGCTGAACTTAACGCCAAACGCCGACTAACAAGCGCTGAGCAAGCATTAGCGGAGGTGTCATGAACAGCTTTACACAGCAAATCAAAGTTTCTCGTCAGCAAAGTGAAATCCAATCTTTTTATGAACCTGCATTGCGAGTACTTGGGCACCTGTTTGAGGTGAAAAAGCAAAATTTACGCAACAAAGGTTATGACGAAAATAATGCAGCGGTAACCAAAGTTGAATTTTCAGAGGCTATGGCTCGTCAATTTCGCATAACGCAGTGGTTAGCACAGCAGATTGTAACCAGCTTAACCAAGGCGTGTTTGATTGATTCTTTTGGAGGTTATGTTAAGCCAAAGGATGGTGAAAAGTGAGATATGCAGCAAAAAGAAAACAGGATATTTCCGTTTCTACCACACCGCTTGAGGTGGTAATTCCACTGGAACAACCAGTAAAGATCTATTCGGCTAAAGAATTAGCAGCTATGCCACTTTCAGTTATGAATGCCGCAATTGAGGCTCAGGAAAGATTTTATCAACTTGAAGAATTAACCCATATGGGGGGGCAGGCTATAGCAGTTCGCCGTCTCATGGAGGATGGGCACAAACTAATTCAGGTGAAAGAAAAGTCTCGTATTCGCTACAAAATCAACAACGAATTTATTCCTCCAAGAATTATTCGTCAGTTGGAAATGCGCGGTCTTGTAAAATTAGGAGCAGTCACTGATGTATAAATATCTCCACCATATCAGCGACTTTATGGTTGCTACAGCGCACCTTAGCCCAGTTGAAGAGTGCTTTTATCGCCGTGCTCTCGATTTTTATTATTTGAATGAAAAACCATTACCCAAAGAAACCCAGTCGGTTTTTCGTCGGTTACGTGCAAATACCCAAGAAGAAAGGGATGCAGTATTAATTGTGCTGCAAGAGTTTTTTGTGGAAGAGGAAGACGGGTTTCACAACAAACGTTGTGATTCAGAAATCGCCGCTTATCAAAAAGTAGGGGATAAAAATCGTGAAAATGGTAAGAAAGGTGGGCGTCCACGTAAGGAAAAACCAAAAGAAAACCAAAGTGAAGGCGACTCGGTTAATTCTGAAAACCCACAAAAACCCAGTGGGTTAATTTTGGGTTCTGAAAGTGAAAGCCAAAAAAACCTTAACCATAAACCGTTAACCGATAACCAATATATAGATAGTAGTAGTAATGCGCGTGAAGAAAATTCGCAATTTACACCAATCCAATTTGCTCAGTATCAGATCGATGATCACAAGCGTTACTCAATGCGTGAATTCATTTCTGAATACAGCGAGTTTCAATACGATTTCATCTCACTTGCTCAACAAAGATTTGTTTCTGTACCTGAAATCGACTTGAGAACCATGATTCAAAATTTCGGTGACTGGTACTTTGCAAACGAATCTAGTTCATTGAATACACCAAGCATCTGGTTGGTTAAGTGGTTCTCTTGGGTTCAAAACAACGAGAAACAAGTTGCTGCTAACCGCAAGAAACAAGAGCAAATCAATTCAGCTGGTCAAAAACCACAAGAGTCGGGTTACTTCGCTAATCTTTTTGAAGAACAGAGCGAATCTCAAATCGTGGATGTAACCCCAGCAAAAAAGTTTCCAATGATTGAGGAGGTAGGTCATGCATGAGATTACCTTGAACGAAGTGCGTCAATTAATCGCATCTCTTCGCACTGTTTACGCTGCTCAGTTCAATAAGCAATTTCCAGCAACAGGCGAAAGCGCAATTCCTCTGTCAGTGGTTGAGCAAATCGCACTTAAAACACTGGTTGGCGTTCAACAAAACCAATTTAACAACGCACTTGCTCGATTACTTACAGCAGGTGGACGTTTTATGCCGTCATTTGCTGAGTTTCGCACCTGGTGTATTGGTGAAAGTTGGATGTCTCCAGAGGAAGCTTGGTCACGTGCATGTAAGTTTACGACTGACAGTACCGTGGTTATTACACAAATTACAAAATATGCATTAGACGAAGTGATGTATTTGATCGAAGCCGGCCAAATGCGAGCAGCTCAAGATAATTTCTTCGGAACCTATAACGTGATGGTGGCTAAAGCTCAATTGAAAGGTCGTCAGCAAGAGTTTTACGCTCCACCGCTACAACTAGAACACAAAGAACCTAAACACGTTCCTGTGAGCAATGACGAGGCTCAAAAGCATCTCAAATCATTGATGGAAAGATTAAAAATCAATGGTCGTAAACCTGCACCAGTTCAAAAACTTGAGGCAAAAGAAAAAGAGCCTGAGCTTGCAAAAGAATTAGGTCCAGATCCTTTCGACAATCCGCACGAATACGCTGAGATGTGCCGCCGTGAAGGTATGCCAATACCTAGAAATATTCTTCAGCTAATTGATGGGGCGAATGCATGAAAGCAACTAAATTGATTAGAGATAAAGGACTGCAATACGCGAAGGAAATCGTAGATTCAGCACCCGATAACGCAACTGAATGGAACGAGGGTTATGAGTTCCAATGTGGTCAAAGTGTAGAAATCAGCCCAGCAGATCGTGAGAAGTATTTTGTAGATTTGGTTGAGCTTAAACGTCTGGTGGAGTCTTTGAAAATCATCAACGATTTAGGTGGAGTTGAGAAGCTAACGCCTGCATTCATTACGACAGATAAGCATGTTGGTTACACGCATGTTCGCATGGTGGGAAATGGGAGATTGAGCTTTCTTGATGATTTTTGCGACTTCATTCCAGATGGTTCCATTTCAATTAAGCGTGTGATGACTGCTATCCGCGACCACGAATCAATATACGGAGGCGGTGAATCTCATGCCAACTAGATATAACACAGGCGAGTATAGCTACGATCTTGAATATCACTATGGAGATATGTCAGCAAGCATGGAGATGCTTAGAGCACGTTTAATTGAATTGTTGACTCCTCATCTGTCTGGCCGTTATGTGAAATGGAGAGAAGCATATTTCAAATGGTTTACAAAGTGCGGCGGGGATTCGGGGTGGATGTTTTGTGTAGGTCCACACGAATTTCATATTGATGGGGCGTTAAGGCGCTATTACTCAGGTTCTATTGATATTACCTACAACCAGAAAGATCGATATTTCTTGGTGGGTGAGAAAAAGAAAGTCAAATGTAAGGCTTGTAAGGGGTTTGGCTTCATTCGAGATGATGGGTGGGGGCATATAGATAAATGTGAAATGTGTGATGCAGAAAAAGGAGCCAGCCATGAGTGAGTTTGAGGGTAAATCTGGAAAGTGGGCTTGGGAGATTCAAAAAGAACAACAAGCGAAAGTGGAGGAGCTGCAAAAGCGTTTAGATGGGGCATTAAAAGAGACTCAATATGCTTTGCAGTATGTTGAAGAAGACATGCGCGGCAATCATGAATTTCTACAAATGGCTATGATTCGAGCATTTAAAGAATTAGAGAAAGTGCTCAATGGTGGTGAGCCTAAATGACATCGATGAGTTTAGCGGATTATCACTCTAAATTTCCAAACGGCCATAAAGCTAAAAAGGGCCGTAATAAATTTAATGCTTCAAAAGTCACATTAGATGGGATGACTTTCGACAGCAAAAAAGAACTCAAGCGATATATCGAACTTAAAGCCATGCAGCAACGCGGTGAAATCTTTGGATTAGAGCACCATGCAAAATTTGAATTGGCTCCTAAAACTAAGATAGAGGGGGAAAAGAGAACAAAGCCGGCACTTAGATATTTTGCTGATTTTACTTACTACCTCATCAATGGCGAGTACATCGTTGAGGACGTTAAGTCTATTGCTACTAGGAAATTACCTAGTTATCGCAATAAGAAACATTTAATGAAAACTGTACACGGTATTGATATTAGAGAGGTTTGAGAAAAGTTTATGAGCGACATTGAAACGGTAGGCTGGACGGCAGATAAGCGGTTTTTCATATTAAAAATTAATATGGAAACGAGTTTGACTACAGATGATTGTGAGGTTTTAGCAGGATTGTTTGTTGAAAAATATAGTCTGGAATTTTCAGGCTGCCAGTTTCATGGAAAGCTCGCAGTGATATGTGGAGATAAAGTTTACGTGAATCCTTGGGCGCTTGATCAAGAAGCAAGTGTAGATGAACCAGTTGAGGAACTGTCATTTAGTGAGTTCCAAACGTTATTGAATAATTAAGGTATAGGGGGTGCTTATCTTATGACTACAGTTGTAATGGATTGGTCAAGATTTTCTATTTTTGAATGGTTCGTTTGTGGCTTAAACCCGAAATCACCTTCATTTGGTGCTGCGAACGTTAGATGTACTGATGGGAGGTCAATAGACTTTCATGACAAATTAGGGGTGGTAGCTGCAATGGGTGATCAACTAACAAAATCAGTTGCAATGGTCATTATGACCGAAGGAAAGTCCCAACGGGATTATGAATATGTTCGCAATCATTTAGCTAAAATAATGATTGATGGAGCAGAGAAAGATAAAAGAAGAGAGCCTAAGGGGATAGCTATTTACCACTTAGCTTGGTTAATTGCTCGTATTGTTATTGATTTTGCTTTAGATCCCGAATTAGAAAACGCACATAAGGATCCTGGTCGACTTGTTTATGCCGGCATTAGAAGTTTCCAAATGGATCCGGAGGTATACCGCAAAACATGGAAACGATACGAAGATATGATGATTGCCGCGCTTAATGAAGAAATTTTAAAAGCTACTGTAATCGCTGAACGCTATAAGAAAGAAACCTTAAATGAAGCAAGAAATTAGTTTCCACTTTTGTGCTATTTGAGGTATAGTTTTATTAAATTGGTCGAAGTATAAATTAGACCAAATTGCATTTAAAAGCTCATCTAAACAGGTGGGCTTTTTTATGGCCTCATTAAAAGCTCGGGTCCTTAAGGATACCGAGTTTTTTTATTTTTAGTCTTAATTCTAGGAATAAACAGCATGACTATGACAAACGCTGAATTAGAGAATGAAATCAAAGCTCTAAAAACTCAAATTACATCTCTTCAAGGAACTGTTAGCAATAAAGCTGATGCTACAGCAGTAAGTGCTTTGAATGCCCGAGTTACTAGTGTGGAAGGTGTAAATACAAGCCAAGGTAATTCAATCACTACTTTGAATAATGGCTTAAATGCAGTTTCGACACGTGTTACTGCATTAGAAAATAAATAAATAAAAAACTCGGTCCCAAATGGAGACCGAGTTTTTTTATATCGAGTAAAACTGGGGACGAAGTACTGCGGTAACAGCACTTCGACCTCCTGACAGATGTAGCCTGCCAAAAGCCAAGCCCAGCTATCGTGCACACGATTTGCGAAGGCTATCAAAAATATAAGCTTTTGCACAGGAAAATTTTTATGAAATCAAAACCAATAATTCCATGGCAAGGTGGTAAAACCCGTTTGGCTAAGGATTTGTTGTGTAAGTTCCCAGAACATTCATGTTATGTGGAATTATTTTGTGGTGGAGCAGCATTATTCTTCTTAAGAGAAGGACCAGCAAGAACTGAAGTAATAAATGATCTGAATGGCGAGTTGGTAAATCTGTACCGGGTAGTGCAGAACCATTTAGAAGAATTTGTGCGTCAATTCAAATGGTGCATTTCAAGTCGCCAGATTTTTGAATGGGAAAAACTAAAAGTACCAGACACACTAACGGATATTCAGCGAGCTGCAAGATTTTATTACCTTCAGCAACATGCGTTTGGTGGTAAGGTTTCTGGGCAGACATTTGGATATGCAACAACAGGCCGCTCTTTAAATCTCTTGCGGATAGAGGAAAGTTTAAGTGCAGCACATTTGCGTTTGAATGGAGTCTATATTGAAAACCTGTCCTGGGATATTTGCTTTGATAAGTATGACCGGGAACATACATTTTTTTATGCTGATCCGCCGTATCTAGATACAGCAGGTTATGGAGTAGATTTTCCATTAGATCAGTATGAACTTCTTTCTGAAAAGATGAAGACTTGCAAAGGGAAGGTAATGCTATCAATTAATGATCATGAAAAGATTCGTGAAATCTTTAAAGGTTTTAATTTTGCATGTACTTCAATTAATTATTCTGTTGGTCGTGATTTGGCTGCTAAGAGTAAGAAAAGTAATGAACTGATAATTATGAATTATTGATCTCATAATTTGGTTTAAAAGTTTGCCGTAATAATTGCGGCGCAAACGGCCCCTCTAAAAAATGGTTATTGGAGGGGCTTTTTCTTTTTGGAGAAATAAAAGTGCGTATGAGCCGATTATTACTAGCCACAACTGCTGGATTAATGGCCTTAAATACAAAACTAAGTGTTTTAAGCGCCTTGGTTGCATCATGTGGACACGCATCACCTTTGAGCTGTAAGGCAAATACAGTAAAGAGTAAACCTAACAAACTAAGTCAAAAGAAAAAACGCCTTATTGCTCGTCGTCTTAATAAACATAAGTGAGCTGGATAAATGGACAAAAACGAAGCTAAAAAAAATCTGGATAAATATTCACAGGAACTTGAGCGTTATCAAAATCTCTCCAGATCGGGTCTTAGCCGTGATGAAATGTTAGTTATCGATAGAATAATTCTTAGATTAAAAAAGCAAGTTAATAATTTACGGACGGCCTTATATGGACAGTAACGATTATTTTTGGCTTACAAGAAAAAAAGAACCAAGAACAAAACCAAAAAGCCGCCCATTACCCAAAGCAACTCAAAAATACCTAGAAGCTGAAGAAGAATTTACTCATGCATTAGATGTGCTTGAAATCAAATATGAAAAGAAATTTAAGTTTAAATCTACAAAACATTGGCGATTTGATTTTCATTTAATTGAACATCGTATTCTGGTCGAAATTGCGGGTGGTCCATGGTCAGGTGGTCGAAAAGGTAAGCTCAAAGATAAAGCTTGGAGTATGGATCGATACGATGATGCTGAAGCAATGGGATATACGGTTGTTCGGTTAGAGGCAGCACCAAGTTTTAAAATTAATGAATCTGGCCCGTTACAGATACAAGCTCATTTTGCTAGTCAGTGGCTTAAAAACTTAAAGAGGCAAATATTTAATGGATCAGATCAGACCATTTCCTCCAACTGATTTTATAGACCAAGCAGATGAAGAGGAAGCGATACGCATAGTACCTGCGCCTGATTTAAAAAACTGGGTAGTTGCTAATTACTTAACTATTGGTGGACCTCTTTATAACCCCGATCATGATCACATAGCTGAGCTGCTTCACGATAATGAAGAATTTTTAGCATTTGCTTGGGCCTCTTCTGCATATAAAAGCAAGCAAGCTATGGTGTTAGGCCAGTGCGAAAAAGTCATGTTCAATGTCGGTGGCTGGCGTAAAGCTCGACAAGAGCAACAGATGCGAGACTGGTTTGGTTTTGTACCTACATATTTAATAACGGTCGATGCATCTTTCTGTGAGCGTGCAAACGATACAGAGTTCTGTTACTTGCTTGAACATGAGCTTTATCACATTGGTGTGATGAAGGACGAAGACGGCGAAATCATTTATAGCGATAGTACGGGGCTGCCTAAGCATTACTTAGCTGGTCATGATGTAGAAGAATTTGTTGGCGTGGTTAAACGGTGGGGGGCTAGTCAAAGCGTTAAACGTATTGTTGAAGCTGCAAAAAATCCGCCGTTTGTTTCGAATCTTGATATTTCAAGATGCTGCGGAAATTGTGTAATCAATTGAGCCTTTTGGCTCTTTTTTTTGTCCTGTTTGCTGTACGTAGCTGTACGAAGGGGAATTTATGGCAGCACTAAAAGAGCCTGTGAAAATATTTATTGTTCAAGCTCTTGCATGCCGTGATACCCCTCAAGAAGTGGTTGAACAGGTCAAGCAAGAGTTTGGAGTTGATATTAGTCGTAGCCAATGTGAATGCTATGATCCAACAAAATATTCGGGCAGAAACTTAAGCAAGAAATTTGTTGAGCTTTTTGAATCAACCAGAGAGAAGTTTGATAAAGGCTTAATTGATATTCCTATTGCTAATAAGTACTACCGACTGAAGCAATACCAAAGACAGCTTGAGAAGACTAGAAACGTCAAAACAGCCTTAAAAATTCTTGAGCAAGCCGCTAAAGACATTGGTGGTCAATTTACTAATCGTCAAGAAATTACAGGCAAAGACGGCGGACCAGTTCAAACAGTTAATTCTGAAATTCCAGTTCCAATGGAAGATTACTTAAAAGCGCGGAGGGAAGTCTTAGATGAGTACTGATGCGGCTCGGGATAAAGCCATCCAGATCGAGGCGCAAGAAGATTTATATTTCTTTACAAGGTACATGTTTAAGGAGCGCCGAGGCTACAAATGGATGCAAAATTGGCACCACTTAGAAATCTGCGAAGCATTAATGAAAGTTTATCGCGGTGAGACTAAGCGGTTAATTATTAACGTACCACCTCGATATTCAAAAACTGAAATTGCTGTAATTAATTTTATGGCTTGGTGTTTTGGAAAGAAACCTGACTGTGAGTTTATTCATATCAGTTACTCGGCAATGCTTGCCGCAAATAATGCATTTCAGACTCGTAATATGGTTCAAGAAAAGGCTTATAAAAAGGTCTTTCCTGATCTTAAATTACGTGAGGATAGTAAAGCTAAGGATTTCTGGCGCACAGATGCAGGCGGAGTCTGCTATGCGACTGGTACTGGCGGTACCATTACAGGTTTTGGTGCAGGCAAAATGCGTGAAGGCTTTGGTGGTTGCATCATCATTGATGACCCGCATAAGGCCGATGAAGCCAAATCAAAAACTATCCGTGAAGGTGTAATTGACTGGTTCCAAAATACTCTCGAGTCTCGTACTAACTCACCAGAAACGCCAATTATTGTCATTATGCAGCGTCTTCATGAAGATGATTTGGCTGGATGGCTGCTAGGTGATAGAAAAGACGGCGTTCCTGTAGCTGGTGGTAACGGTGAAGTGTGGGAGCATCTATGTCTTTCGGCTATTCAAGAAGACGGATCTGCATTGTGGCCAGCAAAACACAATATTCAAAAGTTGAAGCAAATGGAGCAAGCTGCGCCGTATGTTTTTGCCGGGCAATATCGTCAAATGCCATCACCGCCAGCAGGTGGTTTTTTTAAGCCTGACAATATTGAAATTGTGGATGCTTTACCTGCTGATGTAGTGAAGCAAGTAAGGGCTTGGGACTTTGGTGCTACTGAGAATGAAGGCGACTTTACAGCAGGTGTTAGAGAAGCTCTTGGCGCAGATGGTTTTACTTACATTGTCGATGTTACAAGAGGACAGCTTGGTCCAGACAATGTTAATAAGCGCTTAAAACAAGTCACAGAGTTAGATGGGATGGGCGTAACGGTAAGGATTCCTCAAGATCCTGGTCAAGCTGGTAAATCACAAGCTAGTGCATTCGTAAAACTTCTTGCAGGATATGACGTCAAAGCCAAACCAGTTTCGGGAGACAAACTCACACGTGCACAACCTTTTGCGGCGCAAGTTAACGTGGGTAACGTGAGAATGCTTAGAGGTGATTGGAATAAAGACTTTATTGAAGAGCTTCGCAATTTTCCAAATGGAACGCATGACGACCAAGTTGATGCTGGTTCAGATGCATTTAATGAATTGAATGGAGGTTTTGAGGCCTTCTTTGCTGATATGGGATTTGCTCGATGAGTGACGTAACTTTTAAACATCCTGAATATGTTAAAAACTTGCCATATTGGCAGAAGCTAGATGATGTGTGTGAAGGCGAGGATGCTGTAAAGGCTAAAGGAGAAAAGTATCTTCCGAAACCCAATGCTCATGATCAATCACCTGCAAATAAAAGTGCTTATGAGGCTTATCGTACTCGGGCAGTCTTTTATGAAGTAACGGGGACTACATCTAATAGTTTAGTTGGTGCAGCTTTTGCAACCGATCCAAGTTTTAAATTTCCTCCAGAACTAGCTCACTTAGAACGCAATGCTAACGGCGCGGGATTAAGTGCTTATCAATTGGCACAGAACGGGATCCGACATTTATTAAAGCATTATCGTTGTGCTTTATATGTTGACTATCCTGCAGTTACACCGGCTCGAAATCTTGCGGAGTTTAAACAGCAAAAAGCCTACCCGATGATTCACTTATTGAATGCCATTGATGTGATCAATTGGGATTCAATGATGATTGATAACCAGAAAAAGCTTTGCTTGGTGGTCATCCGTGAATTTACTTCAGAACGAGGCGCTGATGGCTTTAGCAAATCTGAGGTAGAGCAATACAGAGTACTTCGTTTAGAGCCTGATAATGAAGGAAACTTCATCTATACAGTTCAAGTTTACACAAAAGGCGACAAGGGTACATGGAAGGGCGAAGATAAGAAGTATCCCACTGATAATAACGGGGATTTCTGGTCTTATATTCCATTCACTTTTGTGGGGGCTATTGATAACTCTGAAGAGATTAAAAAGCCTCCATTGCTCCCATTGGCTAATCTTAATTTAGCTCATTATAGAGATAGTGCGGACTTTCAAGAGTCCGTTTTTTATATGGGCCAACCACAGTTTTATGCTAAGGGAGTTAATTGGGCTTGGTATGACGAGGCTAAAAAGCGTGGCATTTATATCGGTGCGAAAGTTCTATTACCTTTACCTGAAAACGGTGATTTGGGGATTGTACAAGCAGATCCAAACACATTAGCACGGGAAGCTATGAAGGATAAGTGGGAGCAAATGAAGGAGCTTGGTGCTCGACTTATTGAAAAAGGTTCCGCAGCTAAAAAGACTGCTACTGAATCTAACAGTGATGATGCCGTGCAGCATTCCGTTCTTTCACTTTGTGTTGTGAATATGAATGAAGCTTTGTCTATGGCTTTACGTTGGGCTGCTAAATTTGTAGTACCTAATGTTGATGTTCTGACTAAAGATGAACTGATGTTCGAAATTAGTCAGGAATTTAACAAGCAAGGTTATTTAGCTGAGTTGGCTCGTCAATTGTTTGAAGCAGCTTTACAAGGTAGATCTTCATTCAAATCTTGGTGGGAATACAACCAAACAGGAATGTTTCCTAAACAAAAATATGAAGAAGAAATCCTAAATGTTGAAGCTGAACAGGATGGGACTTTGAATCAAGGAGTGAATTGATATGGCGGCAACTATCAAAGAACTCTTAGAGGCACTAACTCAACACCAAGCATATCTTTTTCGCGCTTCATCAAAAACAGTTAATGAATTATTAGGTTTATTTAATGATGATACAAAAGCAATGCTTTCAAAGCTGCGTGATCTATTAGAGGAACTTAATGATTCAGAGAAAATTGCTTTAGCTGGTGGGAAGTATACAACGTCAAACCTCAGAGAGATTAAAGATTTGATTGACCAATGGTTTGCTAGTGTAAATACAAGCTTACCTGAAGCTTTCACCGTCTCTGCTACCGCTTTAGCGGTTTATGAAGCTAATTACATAGCCAAGCTATACGGAGCGAAAAATAAAACTCTTAGCGGTGACAAGTTCTATTCTGCTGCTAAAAAGGTACCATTGGCTGGTGGTGCCCTAGTTGATGATCTTTTATCAAGAATTACTGAAGCTGCCCGTCAAAAAGTTGAATATGCAATCAGAGATGGTATTAACACTGGCAAAACTAATAGTGAGATTATTCAGCGTATCCGTGGTACCAAGAAGCTAAATTATGAAGACGGATTACTCAACAGCACAAAATCAGACATTGAGCGCACTGTAAGAACGGTTCGGAGCCATGTAGCTAACCAGGCATATTTAAAAAGTTTTGATCAAATTGGCTTCAAATATGTGCGATTTGTGAGTGTTCTTGATGGAAGAACTTCAAAACTTTGTGCATCCCTTGATGGAAGCTTTTGGGAAATAAATGACCCAGCAAAGCGCGTTCCTCCATTACATCCAAATTGTCGAAGCATTCTGGTACCAGTTGAGAAAGACGGTTCTTTAGCTGGTCAGCGTCCTTTTGTGATGGATGAGAGAAGAGTGAAAGACATCCCCAAAGAAGAGCGTGATCAGTTGATTGGGCAAATGGATGCAAACATAACATTTAAAGAGTTCTTCAAAAAGACAGATGACTTCTTTCAAAAAGAATGGTTGGGACCAAAGCGTTACAAACTCTTCAAAGAGGGAAAATTTGATTTTGAAAAGTTCTTCGATCCGGATGGACGTCTTTATACACTCGACCAACTTCGCATGTTGGACGAACAATTGTTCAAGAGGTTGGGAATATGAATTTTACTTTAAGTGGTGAGGGGAAAATTCAACTATCTACTCGAGCAAAATACAGATTGCGTAGATGGCTTAGAAAACTTGAAAAGAGGTCGAAGTTATGAAGCAAATAACTATGACTCAAGCACAATACATCCTAAGTACAAATCTTATTGTTGTGCCTTTTGTAAGGAAGTTGATTCCAAGATATATGGCTATTTTAGGATACAACTTCAAACAGCCCACAGCACAGATTCCGCATTAAACCTAATTCAAACCATAGCACCTTCGGGTGCTTTTTTTATATGAGGTCATCATGACAAAGCAACCGCAAACACTTCAAGAGCTAGTTCAAAATGTTGAATATTTCAATGTGGACCAAGCATCACCAGATGCACTACCTAAACGCATTATATGCATCCTAAAACTTCACTCTGGAGTGCAAGTAAACGGCGAGTATTTGATTCCTGAAGGTTCACCTGTTGGTGATTACAATCCGTTTGCACTTACATCTGCCATTGAAAATTTAAAAAAGCTCGGATTTGAAATTATTGAACCACCTTCTGAACCACAAGTAATCGAAGGTGAGGCAGTTGAGGTTGGCCAGAATTTAGATGACCCATCACTTAAAGCGGTTGAAGCACCAAAAATTAAAAGTCTGGAATCCCATGTAACTGTTACGGGCGCAGGGGTTAATACTTATGATGTTCGTCATGCAAATCTGCATTCAATTGAAGCATTGACCTCACTTTTGAAGGTTACGAAGTTAAATACTGATGTGTCGAATGCTGCAAACTCTAAGCTTGTTGAACTTATTAATGGACTCTAAGTTTCAGGCGTCTTGAGCATATTTTAATTTTAACCAGCACACTAAGGTGCTTTTTTTGTGAGAAAGAAATGACCAAAGAAGTAACAGAGCAAGAGTTAGCGGAAAAGTCTGTGGCACCCCGAGTAACTAAAGCGCAAATTGATGCGATGATGGACCGCGTTACATATACAGTGGAGCAGCGCCCTGGAGGTACAACATCTACTTTTGTACATGCATTTTTAGATGGAAAATTTTTTCTAGCAACGGGTTTTAGCGCATGTGTGAATGCAGAAAACTTTGATGCTGAAATGGGTGAGCGTATAGCTCGAAGCAACGCAGAAAAGTCAGCCGAAAATAAACTTTGGGAACTCGAAGGCTATCGTTTATTTGCCACAAACTTCTAAGTTTTTAATCGAAATAAAGCGTCCTTAGGGGCGCTTTTTTAATGTCTGCCGGAAGCGGATGCGGACGGTGAATCCGGGCGGATGCCCACTTGTGTATATAGGTTGGATGACCAATGAAACTTAAAACAGTAACGATCGACGGTAAAGTTTATGCGGAAGTAGACGGTGATAAGCCGATCTATATTCATGATGACGGCAAAGAAATGCCACATGATGCACCACACTCGGTAGCAACAATTGCACGCTTAAACAATGAAGCTAAAACACATCGTGAAGCCAAAGAAGCAGCCGAAAAAGCATTAAAAGCTTTTGAAGGAATTGAAGACCCAGCGGCAGCTAAAAAGGCATTACAAACAATCCAAAATCTCGATGATAAAAAGCTGGTGGATGCCGGTGAAGTTGAGAAAGTTAAAGCTGAAGCTATCAAAGCAGTTGAGGAAAAATATGCCCCGATTGTTGCGCAACGTGATGCTCTAGAAGCCTCTTTACATAAAGAACTTATCGGCGGTGGTTTTGCTCGTTCTAAGTACATTCAAGACAACATTGCAGTACCTGTGGACATGGTTCAGGCAACCTTTGGTCATCACTTCAAAATCGAAGAAGGCAAGGTGGTTGCATATGATCCGAACGGCGAAAAGATTTATTCACGTGTCCGCCCGGGTGAACTTGCAAATGTTGATGAAGCTTTAGAGTCATTGGTTGGTGGATACCAGCATAAAGACTTAATTCTTAAAGGTGGTAAAGGAACTGGTGGCGGTTTTCAAGGTGGGGGCAAAGGTGGAGCGCCTGCAGGAATGAAACGCAGTGAAATGTCTGTTTCTCAGAAAGCAGATTACATCAAAGAACATGGCAATGATGCCTTCCTAAAACTACCGAACTAATCATTAAATATTTGGAGATAAGTAGTTATGACTACAACAGTTAACTCAGACATGATCATCTACAACCAATTGGCACAAACTGCTTATTTAGAGCGTTTGCAAGACAATTTGAATGTATTTAACCAAGCCTCTAATGGTGCAATTGTTTATCGTAATGAGATCATTGAAGGTGATTTCAACAAAGAAGCATTCTACAAAGTGGGCGGTAGCATTAAACATCGTGATGTGAATTCAACCGCCAAAGTAGTGCCTGAGAAAATTGGTTCTGGTGAATCTGTAGGTGTAAAAGTCCCATATAAATATGGCCCTTATGCTTCCACTGAAGAGGCATTCAAACGCCGTGCACGTACACCTGAAGAATTTGCAATGATTCTTGGTTATGATTTAGCAGATGCATTGGTTGCAGGACGTTTACAGTACAGTTTAGCCTCATTAAAAGCAGCTATTTCTAGCAACCCAGATATGGTTGCCAAAGGCAGTATTGCGGTAGATGGCCGTAAAGCACTAACACGTGGTATGCGTAAGTTTGGTGATAAGTTTGGTCGTATTAGTTTGTGGGTGATGAACTCAGATACTTATTTCGATATTGTCGATGATGCAATCACCAAGCAAATTTATGGAGAATCTGAAATCGTTATCTATGGTGGTTTACCAGGTACCTTAGGTAAGCCGGTATTGGTTACAGATGCTGTAGGTGATGATGATGCATTTGGTTTGCAAATGGGTGCGGTTACTGTTACAGAATCACAAGTACCTGGCTTCCGAGCTTATGACATCAATGATGAAGAAAACTTAGGCATTGGAATGCGTGCTGAAGGCGCGTTCAACTTAGATATTCTTGGTTATAGCTGGGATACATCAAAAGGCGAAAACCCTGACCTTACTTTACTTGGTTCAAGTGCCAACTGGAAAAAACATGCTACTAGCAACAAAATGACAGCAGGCACATTGCTTGACTTGTCTGGCACAACAACTGGTTAACTCATAAACATCTCACTATAAGAGGGCTATTAAGCCCTCTTTTTACATTAAAGAGAAATGCATCATGAAGCTAATCTATACACGTATTGCGGCAGCAGCTGCATTAGAAGTAGGGACTATTGCAAACCCTGAATATTATGAATATCCAAATCGAAGTGCTGAAGAGGTAATCATTTACGGTGATTACCCGAAAATTCAAAATGATTATGAAGCTTTGAATATTCCAGTTGAAGTTCGCAAATTGGAAGAACCTGCAAAAACAACTTTGGCCACAGTAAATGTCGCGGTTGGAATTACTCCAGAGCTGCAAAAAGTCATTGATCAAGCAAAAGCTGACTGTGAAAAGGTTATTGAAGAAAACGGGCAACTTAAACAGAAAATCGAAATCTTGGAACAAGCTAATGGTGATAGTTCAGAGTTAATTTCTGAAAACACACGTTTAAAAGATGCAGTACTCCAAGCTGACAATGCTACTAAAGCGGCTGAAGGAAAAGTGGTAAGCATTCAAGCAGAATTTGATGCTTTTAAAAATGATGTTGCTGCTATGCAAGCGCGTATAGCTGAATTGGATGCTGGAAAGGCAGCAGAAAATCCAGCAACGGATACGGCGACAAATGATTTTGAAAATTGGTCAAATGATCAATTAAAAGAGTTTTTGGCCAGTAAAGATATTGGCTACAAACCATCTGCAACCAAAGCAGAACTCCTTAAATTAATCCCGAAGGAATAATGAAATGAGCTTTATTACTGTAGATGACGCAAATTCAATTTTGGGCAGCGATTTTGCACCAGACAGTGATAAAGCTCGTCTGGTTCAACTTGCAAATGTTTGGATGAAAAACAAAATAGGTTTTGTGCCAGATCCAATTGATCCACTTCTTAAAGATGCTGCATGTGAAATTATCAAAGGAATTCTGGCCAAAGTAATTTATAACGGCAAAGAGCAGCAATTGAAGCGTAAGAAGGTCAAAGCTGATTCTGTTGAGTCGGAAAAAGAATACCAAGACGGATCAGAAGCAATATCTAGTTTTGAACAGATAGCAATTGACTTTATTGATTCACTTGATTTGAAAGATCCAAATGCAAGTTTTAATGGCTTTGGCATACCACTTTACAGGGCATGATATGGGCTTACGTGACGAAATTCAGGCAGACATTGCTGAAGCATTTAATGATGATTTAGCAGATGCCATTCATACCTTTACATGTGAGCGGATCTCTAAAACGAATTGGGATCCTAAAACTGAAACTTATGTTGAAGTTAAAGAAAACTATTCTGGCCGTGGCGTTCTGTTTGGCTCATACAGTCAATATGAGATCCAAACACTTGGAGTACTGGCCACGGATAAAAAGGCAACTGTGCTGCAGAATGAAGTTACCAAAGAGCCGATGATTGATGACGAATGGAGTACGGCGCAAGGTACATATCGCATCATGCATATCAAACAAGATCCAATCAGTGCAAGCTGGAAATGTCAGCTTCGAAAAGTGTAGGGGCTAAAATGGTTAATACCGAATATGTTCCAGAGTGGTACATCACACCTTTTCAGCATGTGCAATACACGCTTGCTAGAAATCAGCTTCACATGGATTTGTTATTTGAAGATATGGATGAAGCTGATCAATTTTTGGATATGGGAGCGGATGCACAGGTTAGTACTTTTTCTGATGGTGCATATGCAATCGTCCAAATTGGTGATACGGCGGATAAAGACAAAATTCAAGTATATGGATTGCTTTTACATGAAGCGGTTCACGTTTGGCAAATAGTAAAGAAGCGAATGGGTGAAAGTGAACCAAGTGTTGAGTTTGAAGCATATTCAATTCAAGCGATCGCTCAAGACCTATTTGAAATGTACGAAGCAAGCGAGGTGAGCAATGGGGTGGAAGGGGAAAAAGCCGACTAGCTTTAGTGTTGATGTGGTGAAAAATGCTGAAGAGCAAGTAAAGAAAATCACGATGGATACCGTGCAATCACTTGTAGTTTCGAGTCCAGTTGATACAGGTGCTTACAGAGCTTCTCATATCGTATCTATTGGAACTGCTGATTATGGTGTTCGTGAACCATCAACTAATCCAGTTCAAGATGCAGCAATTCAAGCAGTCAAGTTTAAGCTTGGAAATCTGATCTATATTCAAAACAACAAAGCCTATGGTCCGCGATTAGAAAACGGTTGGTCTGATCAAGCACCTCTTGGTATTTACAGCACTACTTTCACTTACATTACTCAAAAATATGGTGGCTAATATGCCAATGACATTAGAGCAAGCTAGACAAGCAATAGTCGACCGTATGATGACCTTTACAGGAATTTCTCAAGAAAGAATCCATTATCCAAATGCACCAGGTTTCTTGGCACCGGCAAAGGGCTTATGGTGCCGATTAACCATTAAGTGGGGTCCAAGTTTCATTGCTGGATTAGCCGATACACCCTGTACTCGACGTACTGGGAATATCTTGATTCAATGCTTTGCAAGACCAGACACGGGAGACCAGGCAATAACTATTCTAAGTGTTGCATTACTTTCACATTTTGAATATTTCAGGATTGGGCATTTAGAATGCTTTCAAGGTCAAACGATAGATGCGGGTAAAGATGCTGACTTTCTGCAGTACAATGTGACGATTGGATTTACGGTGAATTGATATGTCTTACATGCTGACGCTAGAAGAAATTGAAATTAAAAAACAAGAGCTTGAACGACACTTGGCAGATGTAATGGCTAAGGAGTTAAGTAAATGGCAGTTGTCTAATAAATTATGTATTTCTGATGTAAAAATTCGCCTCGCTAATGTTAATAGCATAAATGGACCAAATTTAAATATTGTTACTGGAGTAAGTGTTGATTTGGATGATTGATATTAAGTTTTAAAGAAGTTACCGCCTGAGGGCGGTTTTTTTACGTCCCTAATTTTATAGCCACCTTCGGGTGGCTTTTTTTATGCCTAACGTCGGAGTATATAGATATGTCGAGTGGTGCACGTCAGATAACACAAATCGCGAAGGAAACCACTGTTGGTACCACACCATCACCCTTCGCACGTACGACCTTTGAATTTACTGAAAATGGCCTTGATGCGACAGTAACAAAGGAAGACTCTAACTCAATCACAAGTGGCCGTATTGCACGTTCATCAATGATTACCGGTGCAGAGTATGCCGGTGAATTAAAATGTGAAGCGAAGTACAGCGTTTTAGTTCAAGACTTGATGGCTGCAGCTGCTTTTAATAACTGGTCCTCAAATGTTTTAACTTTTGGTGGCACACTTCGTCAAACATTTTCTGTTTTACGTGGCTTTGAAGATGTTAATGACTACCATGTTTTCCGTGGATGTCATGTAAACACTTTTGGAATTGATATTCCTGAAGCTGGCTTAATTACAATGACTTTCGGCCTAATGGCTCTTGGTCGTACAAACTTTTCTTCAGCACCAGCTGGAACAATTACAGCGGCAGATAACAATCCTAAAATGTCGAATGTCTCTGTAGGTGACATTTTAATTGACGGCGTTTCTCAAGCTGGGATTTCATGCTTGACCGCTTTTACATTTAATTGGGATAACACTATGCAGCTACAACGCTGTTTAGGTGGTGGTATTGATGCACGTGCAATCCTAGAAATGCTTGCAACAGGTACAGGTTCATTTACCGCAGCTTGGTCACGAAATACATCCGATATGTATGAAAAGCAATTCACTAACAAAACAATTTCATTAAAAGTTCCAATCACTGATACAGATGGGAATAAATATGAAATTTTTATTCCTAAAGCTGAAATTACTGCCCCATTACCTAGTGGTGGTAATTCAGATCTTTTAAATGCTTCATTCGAATATAAAGTCGTTGAAGTAGCCCCAACCATCACTCGTACACCAGCAGCAGTTCCTGCGACTTAATCAATCTGATAGCAGCCTTAGGGCTGCTTTTTTTGGAGTTTAAAATGGCTTTAAAAGTAAGCATTCAGACTAGTAAAACAGTTAGTAAATGGCGTAAGTATATTGATGGTGAAGGGAATGTATTAGCTGAATTTAAAGTACGTGGTATCTCATATAAACCATATCAAGTGGCCCTTGAGCGTGCAAATAATCAGATTGCATCAAAAGGTTATGATGTAACTAAAGCTAGTAAAGACGACAAGCTATATCATGAATTGCTTCTTGAAGCTGCGGCCTGCCATTTAATTGAGGACTGGAAAGGCGTAGTTTTTGAAGAAGTAACCGAAAATCAAGAACTGATTGTGTCTGAACCAGAATATTCGCAGGAAAATGCAATTAAGTTGTTGAATCTAGGCGATCTTGGTGTGGCAATTTGGTTGTTTGTGAGACAAGAGGCGGAAAATATCCAAAAAGAAGCTGATGCATATAAGGATGAAGTAGTGGGAAAGTCATTAACCTCTACAACTGGACCAAGTTCAACTCAGAAGAAGAAGCGAGCGACTACAACAAGAAACAAACAGCAATTGCAAAAGCCTTAAATTTAAAAATAGCTGAAACCATTCAAAAGCCTGAATACTCATTTACAGCCAATGCCATTCTTTCAGCATATAACGTAATTTCCCGTTCAAGGCGTTATGAGCAAGGCATTCCCTTGGCTTTGGATATTGCAGCTATATCTGCCTATTGTGATCATTATGAGATCCCAGTCGAAAGAGATATTTTTAACGACTGTATCTTTGCAATGGATAATATTTTTCTGGATGATTCTCACAAAAAAATGAAGCGTCCAACAAAAAAATAACCCTAGAGGTATTTACTTGAAATAACTCTAGGGTTATAATTGTCTCATCAAGTTAACAAGGGGACGGTGTGAAAAGTCTGGATTTAATCAAAATGATTGAAGCAGACGGTTGGTATGAGGTTAGGGTTTCAGGAAGTCATCATCACTTCAAACACCCAACCAAAAAGGGATTAGTAACAATCCCTCATCCTAAAAAGGATTTACCAAACGGAACTGTTAAAAGCATTTTGAAGCAAGCGGGTCTAAATTGACCCGCTTCAATCAGACTCATATAGTCCTATTTCACAGTACGATTTTGTACATGAGGTGAGTGCAATGTTGTATCCAATTGCTATAGAAAGAGGTAACGACACCGAGGCTTATGGTGTTACTGTTCCAGATATTCCAGGTTGTTTTAGTGCTGGCGACACTTTAGATGAAGCTATCGAGAACGTAAAAGAGGCTATTTCTGGCCATCTAGAAATCCTTGCTGAAGATGGCGAGGAGATTCCATTAGCATCTGATGTAAGTAAGTTTATAGATGATGCTGACTATAAAGGAATGATCTGGGCAGTTACAGAAGTTGATGTTAGTCGTTACTTAGGTAAGCCAGAAAAAATCAATGTCACTTTACCAAGTCGTTTAATTCATATAATTGATGAAAATGTAGGTAAAGGAAAAAGATTTAAAACCCGATCTGCATTTTTGGCCGCTGGTGCTGAAAAGCTACTACATGCTTAAAATAGAGAGGCCACTCAATCGAGTGGCTTTTTTATTTCCCACCTGTTAAATTTAACTTATTAAAAACGATGGACTTTACAAGAAACGGTGAAATTATGCAGAAGTTCTTAGCAGTAGGGGTATTTAGTTTAGGATTAGCAGGGTGTATGACACCAATAACTCCTACACAGCAGGCTATGCCAGAGATATCACAAGTAATAGAAGTGCCAAATAAATCGAAAGATCAGATATTTGAAGATTCAAAGATATGGATCGCTCAATCATTCAAATCTGCAAATAATGTCATTCAGTATGCTGACAAAAGCACAGGTTCTATTATTGGGAAAGGGAATATACAGTACCCTTGTGATGGATTTATAGATTGTGGTGCTTTTGGAAATGATAGAGTTAATTTTACAATCAAAATTGATACTAAAGATAGTAAAGCAAGAGTAACGATTAATGATGTAACTAGAACAAATCTGACGTATGTTCAAGGTGGTGTGAACAACCTAGGGAAAGAAGTCCCTATCACAATTCTGCAGCATCAACAAAAAATTGCTGTAAAACTTAATAATGTAATTGACCAATACAAGTCAGCAATTACATCGACTAAGGCTAATGAAAACTGGTAGCCAATAGTCAACAAAATTTGAACGCATCGTAAGTATTACTTAATTAAAAAACCCACTCAGTGAGTGGGTTTTTTATTGCCTGGAGAAAAGTTAAAGATGACTCAAGAATCACGTCTAGTCATTACTATTGATTCGAAAAATGCGGAACGAAACGCAAGAAATCTAGGCAATGAACTCGACAGCATAGAAAAGAAAGGGGACTTTGCATCAAAGTCCATGGATAGTTTGTCTGTAGCAACAAGAGCACTTGCTGGACACATGGCAGGTCTTGTTACAGTTGGCGCGGCTATATCCAAAATGGATGAGTATACAGGCTTACAGAACAGACTTAAGTTAGTAACCAAGAATCAAGTTGAGCTAAATAAAGCAACTGAAGATACATTTAGAATTGCTCAAAAAACTTATGCGACATGGAATTCGGTTTTGCAGGTCTACCAGCGTTTTAGTGACAATGCGAAAACACTAAACATAAACATGGACGAAACGGCCCGCTTAACTGAAACAGTATCGAAAGCTGTTGCAATTAGTGGAGCAAGTGCTCAAGCAGCTGATGCAGCACTAGTACAATTTGGGCAGGCATTGGCTAGCGGAACACTTAGAGGTGAAGAGCTTAACTCTGTGATGGAGCAAACCCCTGCTTTAGCAAAAGCGATCGCACAAGGGATGGGTATTACTGTAGGGCAACTACGTTCAGTTGCTGCTGAAGGGAAGATTACATCAAAAGAAATTGTTAAGGCCCTTAAAAATGTTCAAGATGACGTTGATGCTCTTTTTGCAAAAACAGATATCACTATCGGTCAATCACTCACTCTTTTAAACAACGAGATCACAAAATTTGTCGGCGAGTCAGGTAAGGGAAGCGGTGCGGCTCATGTGCTTGCTGATTCGATTCAGCTTCTTGCATCAAATTTAAAGTTGATTTCTGATGGAGCACTGGTGTTAGGGATTGGACTTGTAACTAAGGCAATCGCTACTAAAACCGTTGCGGTATATGCCGATGTTGCAGCAACTGCCGCAAATGTAAAAGCAAGCAAAGAAAAGGTTATTGCAGACGCAGCTGAAGCAGCCGCTGCTGTAAAAACAGCACAGGCGCAAATAGCAAATTCACAAGCAACATTGCAAGTTCTAGCCGCTGAAAAAGCATTAGAAGTTGAACGACTAAAAGCCCAAATGAATGCGGTCGGTCGCACACAATCAATTACGCGTATGGCCGAATTAAAGAAAATTGAGGCTCAGGTAACGCGAGAATTAGCTGCTGCTGAAACAGCATTAGCAGCTGCTCAAACTAAGGCCAATGCCACAAAAGTGACAGCCTTAACAACATTAGGACGACTTGGAAAAGGAGCTTTAGGACTTGTTGGTGGACCAATTGGTGCACTCGCTTTGGGCGTTTCAGCCTTGGCCGCAACATACACTTATTTTAAAGACAAGGCAGAGGAGGCAAATAGGAAGCTCGAGGAGCAAGCTGCGGTGGCTAATCGATCAGCCACGGAGTTGAAAAATTTGCAAGGTCAAGCCAAAACAGACGCAATTAAAGACTTAACAACCGCATTCAAGGCTCAAAATGATGAGCTTACAAAGATGGAATATCGGGTAGGTTCTGCGTTAATCGACATTCAGAATTATGCACAAGGAAATGCTGAAGTAGCTCGGATTTCAAATGAAGCACGTTTAGGAACCATTAGTTATCAAGAAGCTTTGAAACAACTAGCGAAAGTGAAATTACCACCTAGCTTAAGACAGGCACTTGAAGAACAAATTGAAAAATATAAGGATGCATACGATAAAGCCGATAAGACCAAAACAGCAATTAAATTGTTTGGTATTGAAGTAACCATATCTGGTAATAAGGCTCAGAATGCAGCTATTGAACAGCAAAAACATGCTGATGCAATTAAAAATACAAAACAAGCAGCAGATGAGGCGCAAAAGTCACTGAAAGAAATGTATGATCAAAAAAACTTAGATACTGATTTTTTAACGATCAACATTAAAAGTCATGGACTGGAAATGGGTAAGGCGTTATCAGATTTTTACGATAACAACAAAATCCCTAAAACTCGCAGTTTAACTAAAGATGAATGGGCAATATTCCAAAAAAACTTTGATAAGGTGCAAGAGCTTAAAAAGCTTGAGGAGGATATTACCGCTTCTAAGAGACAGCAAACCAAGGAACTTGAGAAACAGCAAAAAGTTTTAGCTGTTAACTCCCAAGTTAAATCTAACGCCTCAAAGTATAATTTTTCCGATCTTGAATCTAAATATGACTTATTGCCTGGCCTGCTATCAGCAATCAACATGCAAGAAAGCAGGGGTGATGCAAACGTTATTGGTCCGAATACAAAATACGGGAAAGCCAAAGGTGGGTTCCAGATGTTGGATGGTACCGCTAAGCGGTGGGGATTAGTTGGTAAAGAAGTTTTTGATACTGGTAAAGCTGCAGAAGCAGCTGCGAAATATCTTAACTTTTTATTTAAAAAGTTCGGCAATTGGGATCAAGCAATTTCTGCCTATCATGCTGGTGAAGGTAACGTAGAAAAAGGTACTAATATTGGTCCTGTAAATAGACAGTACGTTAAAAACGTTAAAGGATATATTGCTGGATCAAATGGTTTTGATATGAAAGGAGTCTCTGAAAAAGATTTCGATTCCTACCTTAATCAATTTCTTAAAACGCAAGAGGAAACTGAAAAGCTACGTGATCAGTATCGAGATAAAGATACGCTTGCAGAGAAAGAATATTTAAAAAGAATTGGTGAGTTAAAGTTACATTTTAAAGATGCAGAGTTAAAGCAACTCACGGATAAAGAAACAGCACGTTACAATGCTCAAAAGGAGTTAAACGCTGAACAACTTGAATTTGAATTAAATGAGTTCCGTTTAAATGAAGTTCAAAAGCTGGAAAAACAAAAGCAGATTAAATTACTTCAAATCAAAGCATCAACTGATTACTCTGAAACTGAAAAAGAAATTCGAATCAAAGCTGTTAATACAATGTTTGATTATGAAATTTCTGAGTACAGAAAACTCCAAAAGCAAAAATTGGAGGAGTATCGAAAAACAATGTATGAGCAAGCCTCAATACCACAATCAGATGTTATTAATTTACTAGCTAAAAAGAACCTAACTTCTTCGCAATATGATTCATGGAATCTACAGAATCAATATAGTGATGAAATGCAGAATGCTAATGATACATATTCCTCAAATGTTAAAGCAGTTTCAGAAGATAAAACAATTGTTGATGAAGAAAAGCGATTCCAAGCTTTATTAGAGGCTGAAGAACTTTTCCGTCAGCAAAAGTTTGCTATTAATGAAAAATACACTTTGATGGAACAAGAGCTTCAGAAGTCATCTCGGCAGACAGAAATAGAAATTTATGGGCAATTATTATCCCAAGCGTCAAGCGTATGGGGAAATATGACAGCAATGGTAAAAGAGTCTGCTGGTGAACAATCCGCTGCTTATAAGGCAATGTTTTTGGTACAGCAAGCCATGGCAATGGGGACTGCAACGATTCAAGCATATCAAGCCTACAGTAATGTATTAGCTAATGCGCCTTATCCATTAAATATGACTATGGCTCCTATTGCTCTTGGGCTTGGTATGGCTAATGTCGGCTTAATTGCAGCCCAAACAATTGCTGGCTTCTCTGATGGCGGTTATACCGGTAATGGTCTTAAACACACTCCTGCAGGGATTGTGCATAAAGGTGAGGTTGTTTGGTCGCAAGAAGATATTAAACGCTGGGGTGGTGTTAGCGTTGTTGAAAGTATGCGTCAAAGCAATCCAAGTGGTTATGCGAACGGAGGTTACGTTTCTAATAATCAGTCTGATGCTATTGCAATACGTAGAGAGTCTAGACAGTTTGAGGCAATCAACTCTAATCAATCTCAATTGAATACGAACGAAAAGCCAATAAATGTGTATGTCACTGTTAATGCCGATGGCACAAGTAAAACAGAGACAGAAAACGACTCAAAACAATTGGGCCAAATGATTGGTAATGCAGTAAGAACTATTATTCGCCAGGAACAAAGACAAGGTGGTTTGTTATCTAAGTAACGCCTGAACTGTTTCCACTTTTCCGTTAATTGGGGTATAGTTTAATTAATATGGTCATACTTTAGTTATGGTCCTTAAAAGCTCGCTTAATGCGGGCTTTTTTTGTGAGAAATAATCATGAGTGACTTAAAATTTACCTTTGAGTGTGATCTTGAAGGTAATAATCAAACCCAACGTTTTAATACGTTATCAACAAAATTTGGTGACGGATATGAACAAAATACTTCAATTGGTATAAACAATCGATCTGGTGAATGGACCTATCAGCGCACAGCTAAGAAAGCTGAAATTTTGGAAATTAAAGCATTCTTTGATAAGCACAAGGGTGCTAATTCTTTTCTATGGGATTCGCCGTTAGATGGTGAAGTGCGCGTTAAAGCAGGGGATTATCAACCAGTTTGCTTGGGTGGAGATACGTGGCGCATTACAACCACATTTACTCAAGTTTTCTATCCATAATTTTTTCTCAACGGCTCCTTAAGGAGCTTTTTTATTGCTTATTGGAGCAGAAACATGGCTATTAAAACTTTAGATCTTGCTGAAGCATATATTGTCGGTGAATTACGCACTCAATTATTAGATGCACGTAGTTTCGGGAATAATTTGCCTGCTGGCAGAATTGAAACTTTAGCGATTAATTATGATCGACCTTCTGATTCAGTGAATATTGCTGTTACACCAGGTGGTGGTTTAAACGGAAGTATGACTTTACTTGATGCTGACATCACAAAGTGGGCAATTCAAACGATCTTAAACACAGCTTATCTCTATCAGGTAGATGTAAACACTTTAAGCCTTAAATATGACTTGGCTGCTAAAAAAATTACTATTGAATATACTCCAGTTGTTTCAGGTCAAGCTTAAGGAGGTCTCATGACTTTACAAAGTGACTTCCAGAAACTTGAACCAGGTGGATTAATTCACCTGTATGAATTAGATGCCAGCTCGTATGGAGTTGGCATTCTTCGATTTCATGGCCATCAGCAAATGGAAAGTATTTTTTGGCAGGGTCAGGAGTTTGAAGCTATTAGTCTGGATGTCTCTGGTTTAGAAATGAGATCAGATGGTAAGGCTTCGGCTCCCACATTAACAATCGCCAATAACCTGAACGGAATACAAGGTGCAATTTCAGCTTACTGTCTCCAATGTAAAGATTTCGTTGGAGCTAAACTCAAAGTTATAACCACACTCACCAAGTATCTTGATGCCAAGAACTTTCCAGAAGGCAATCCAACAGCATCAAATGAATCAAAAGAGCAGATTTGGTATATCGAGCAGAAAACATCTGAAAATGCTCAACAAGTAACTTTTGAGCTTTCAAACCCGATTGATTTTGAGGGGTTGAGAATACCAGTTCGTCAAATTACTTCATTGTGCCATTGGTGCACGATGGGGAAATATCGTGGTGAAGAATGTGGTTATACCGGCGCTGCTATGTTTACAGAAAAGGATGAGCCAACTGATAACCCTGCATTAGATCGATGTGGAGGAAGGTTGCGCTCTTGCCGATTACGCTTTGGAGAAAACAAGCCCCTTCCTTTTGGAGGATTCCCAGCATCAAGCTTAGTTTGAGGTCCTATGAAACTAACAGCAAAAATCAAAAAAGCGGTAATGGCCCATGCTGATGAATGCTATCCGCATGAATGCTGTGGGGTCATTGTAGACAAGGAATATATCCCTTGTCGAAATGTAGCAAACAAATCAGATCAGTTTGAAATACATCCTGAAGACTTAGCTTTTGCAGAAGACCAGGGCGAGATATTAGCGTATGTGCATTCCCACCCTGACGGAACTACAAGAGCCTCAGAACTAGACTTAATTCAAATTGAGTTACATCAAAAGCCTTGGGTAATTTGTTCCTATCCGGATCTAGATTTTCAAATATATGAACCATGTGGTTATCGCGCCCCTTTAGTGGGGCGTAATTATTTTCACGGTTGGCAGGATTGCTACGCTCTTATACGCGATTTTTATAGTCGTGAATTAGGAGTCGAGCTTATGGATTTCGAGCGTAAAGATGCTTGGTGGGAAGATAAAGATCATCCATCACTTTATCTTGAGAATTATGAGAAAGCAGGCTTCTATGAAGTAGATACGCCGCAATATGGCGATATGCTTGTTTGTCGTGTTGGGCGTACTGAACATCCCAATCATGCGGTTGTTTGGCTGGGGGATAATGGGCAGCTTAAATCGGAACAAACTGAGCAATGCATAGGTTCAAGTCTAATTCTTCATCATCCATATAATCGTAAATCTGTTCGTGAAATTTATGGCCAACAATGGCAAGAGCGAACAGTAAAGATATTGAGGCATCGAGATGTTAAAAACCATCAAACTGTATGGAGTATTGGGACAAAAGTTTGGCCGTGAATTTAAACTTGATGTTTTAAATACACGTGAAGCTATGCGTGCATTAGCAGTACAAGTTGAAGGTTTCGAGCAGTTCATGTTGAAAGCACATGAGCAAGGACTCCAGTTTGCTGTATTTCTTAAGAGTAAAAATTCAAGCAAAAAGCGTGGAAAGAAAAGCCCATCAATTTATGACCATGAATCAAAACGACTGATTACTGGAGACAATATCAGTGAAGACCAGCTTGATATGAATACTCAAGCTGAAATTATTCATGTTGTGCCTAGAGTAGTTGGAGCAGGCGGGGGTGGTGGCCTTCAAACAATTATCGGGGCTGTTATGGTAGTTGTAGGGGTGGTTGTAGGGGTGTTTGCTGGATGGACTGGTATTGGTGCAGTTGTGGCACAAGGATTAATCGGGGCGGGTATCGGCATGATGCTTGGTGGAGTCGCAATGATGCTTATGCCAAAGGTCGATAATACTCAGGACCAAAACCAAGATGGTAATAGGGCAAACCAAGGATTCGGTGGAGCTGTAACTACGGTTGCCCAAGGGAACCCTGTTCCAGTTTTATATGGCCAACGTGAAGTTGGTGGATTCATTGTGAGTGCTGGTCAGTATCCTGAAGACCAGATGTAGAAAATTTGTTGTGATGTTTTTTTAAGGCGCTTTAAGCGCCTTTTTTATTGCGCGAGATTTAAACCTATGGCGATTGTAAAAGGCGCGAAAAAGGGCAAAGGTGAGGCAAGAAAACCTGTAGTTGCTCCAGATTCCGCACAATCTAAAACCTATATAAAAATCTTATATGGTTTAGGTGAAGGCGAAATTGAAGGATTAGCCAATGGCAATCAATCAATATTTCTTGAAGGAACTCCACTACAAGATGCCAATGGGAATCTGAATTATTCAAACGTAAAACTAGATTTCCGTAAAGGAACTAATGATCAAGATTACATTGAAGGTTTTCCTTCAGTAGAAAGTGAAACTGCTGTCGATGTCGAATTGAAGTCAGGTGCTCCATGGGTACGAGCTTTTAATAATATTGATCTTGATGCCGTTCGTATTCGCTTAAAGTGGGGACCACTTCGCCAGCAGGACTCAAGCACTGGTGATGTTAGTGGTATAACAATTGAATATGCTATCGATATACAAACTGACGGTGGTGCCTGGACAGAAGTATTAAAAACAAAAATATCCGATAAGACTTCTGCAAATTATGAACGAGCTCACCGTATTGATTTACCAAAGGCCGATAGTGGTTGGTTAATCCGGGTACGTCGCATTACACCTAATTCAACCTCTGAGTTTGTAAGCGACAAAATGTATGTTGAGGCATTTACTGAAGTTGTTGATGCAAAATTAAGATACCCAAATACGGCATTATTAGGTCTGCAATATGATGCCGAAACTTTTGGAAATGTGGCGAAATTAGCTGTAGATCTGAAAGGTCGATTGCTTTTAGTACCAACCAATTACAACCCGCAAACGCGACAATATACTGGAATTTGGGATGGTACTTTTAAAAGAGCTTACACAAATAACCCGGCATGGATTTACTACGACCTTTGTACAAATGATCGTTATGGTTTAGGAAATCGCTTAACCCCATTCATGATTGATAAATGGTCTTTGTACCGTTTAGCTCAATACTGCGATCAAAGCGTTTCCGACGGACTTGGCGGCCAAGAACCTAGATTTACATGTAATGTGTACATTCAAAATGCTGAAGATGCTTTCAGTATATTAATGAAATTGGCTGGTGTCTTTCGAGCGATTGCCTTCTGGGATGGTACAAGCATTATATGTGATGCCGATATACCACAAGACACATATTTCACCTATACCCGTGCAAATGTGGTTGGTGGTGTTTTCGAATACTCAGGAACACGTGCACGTGATCGGCATAATGTAGTTAAGGTTGCGTGGGATAATCCTGCAAATCACTATAAAACAGAATACGAATTTGTTCGCGATGAAAATGCTATTGCTGAGTCTGGCCAAGTACGCATTCTTGAATTAGATGCGTGGGGATGTACTTCTCGTGGCCAGGCTCAACGTGCAGGCCACTGGGCTTTAAAATCCGAGCAAAAGGAGACTCGTACAGTTTCGTTTAAAGTCGGTTTAGATGGGCATATTCCACTGCCAGGAAGAGTAATTGAAATTGCGGATGAACTGTTTGCAGGACGTGCTAATGGCGGACGTGTATCTAAAATTTCTGCTGATCTCAAAAGCATAACCATTGATCGAGATGACGTTATTGCTAAAGCTGGTGATCGTCTGGTTATCAATGGCGAAAATGGCAAAGCACAAACGCGAATTGTTCAGTCGATCTCTGGTCGGGTTATCACAGTAACACTTCCATTCGATAAGAATTCAATTGCTGTACAAAACGTATGGGTTCTTGATGCTCAAGATTTAGCGACAATGAAGTTCCGCGTAATTTCAATCTCGCAAGAAGAAAAACACCAATTTAGCATTACAGCGCTTCAGTACAACCCGCAAAAATTTGATGAAATTGATAACGGGGCATTCTTTGAAGATGCACCTATTTCAATTATTAATCCTTCAATCCAGGAACCGGTTAAAGATGTTTTGATTACGACTGAAAGTCGTGTTGATCAGGGTATTAATATCACCACAATGATTGTGTCTTGGATGCAAGCGAAAGGTGCCGTTAAGTATCTGGTTGAGTGGCGAAAAGATGATGGATCGTGGATCCGGTTACCGCAAACAGGAAATAATTCAGTCGAGGTACCTGGTGTTTATTCAGGTCAATATCAAGCTCGTGTTACCGCAATTTCTGCTTTTGAAATCGCATCTTTACCGGTTACATCTTCCTTAACTGAAATTACTGGAAAGCAGGGATTACCGCCGAAAATAGCTTTTATACGTGCCACAGGTATTTTGTTTGGAATGAAGCTTGATTGGGGATTCCCTCCAACAGGTGCAAAAGATACAGCTTATACCGAAATTGAAGTTTCACCTGATGGCATCAACAATATTGCTCAATTAGGATTGTTTGCATATCCGACTACCACTACCACAATCCAAGGTTTACAACCTAATCTTAGACAGTTTTATCGCGGTCGATTAATTGACCGGATTGGCAATGTTGGTCCTTGGTCTGAATGGGTCAATGGTACGACCACAGCAGATCCGGAAGCGGTTCTTGATCTTATTTCTGGTCATATTAATGAGAGTGATCTTGCCCAAGAGCTTCAAGGTAAAATTGAAAATTCAGTCGATGTATCTGAAGCAGCCCAAACTGCAGCTAACAATGCCCAGGCTGTGGCCTCTGAAGCTAAGACGGCGGCCTCGAGTGCTCAATCGGCAGCAACCACTGCTCAAACACAAGCTTCTTCAGCCCAAAAAATAGCAAATGATGCGAGTGTTATAGCGACCAATGCTAAAAATACTGCTGATCAGGCAGCTGAAGATGCGTCTTCAGCAATAACGGCAGCAGCAGAAGCAAAAACTACTGCTACTAATGCGAATACGACCGCAACGAATGCACAAACAACCGCAAATAATGCTTCTTCGGCAGCATCAAAAGTTGCTTCAGATTTAACAACCTCAACAAATCAGTTGAATAAGAAAATCGCTGATGAAACTGATGCACGCACAGCGGCAATTTCTAAACTGAATGATGGTCTCACCACAGAAACGTCTCAGCGCAAGTCAGAAGATGCTGCGTTGTTAAGCAACATTGAGACGTTCAAATCAAGCACTAAAGGCTCGTTATCTAGCTTGCAAGAGCAGATCACAACGAACGCCACGAATACAGATGCCAATGCTCAGAAAATCACGTCGCTTGATTCCCGTTTGACCACAAACGAGGGCAAAACCGCCGAAGCGATTAATTCTGCTGCTACAGCTCAACAAACCGCAAGTACAGCGGTAGACAAGGCTAACGCTGCCGCAAACTCCGTTACAGCTCTTAAATCAGAATTAAGCAGCGGAAAAGGCATTAATAACATTGTTGCGCCCTTCTCGGACCCACAAGAACTTCCAGCTCTAGGTGGAGCAGGTCGTACCGTAGCTTTAGTGGACTCTGCGTTACGTCGAAACGGTAAGGCTTACAAAGTGTCATTCACGGCGGCGGCTCATTATGTGTATTTCGGCACCGCTCAGGCCGCTCTAGCGCCATCACAAATGGCGATGCAAGTTGAGGCGGGGCGCGCTTATACATTTAGCGCTTGGTTGAAGGCTTTATCAACGGCCGTTCCATCATTCCGTTTCAACATCATGTGGTTTATTCGTGACCCTAGCACTGGAAACATCACAACAAATGCCGGAATCATTTTTCCACAAGGTCAAACAGATTCTTACGTTGCTCCAAACGCTAACGGTCAACGTTATTCCTTTAAACCAGTCAACTCACCTGCAAACACAATCGGCGCAACCGTCTATGTTGTAGGCAACCCTTCGGGGCCTTCTGCCGGCGAATACCTCATCGATATGTTGATGCTAGAAGAGTCTGTCGGTTCCGAAAAGCCTGCTTCTACGTGGACGGCGGGTCCTGCTGATCTAAATGCGATTAAGAATGCCTTAGATACAAACGCTGTAGCAATCAACAACCTAACTACACGCGTTTCGAACGACGAGGGGAAAATTACATCTCAGGGCAATTCGATCACGCAACTAAACAACAGCATTAATACGATTAATGGAACCCTTTCAAACAAAGCGGATGCTACGGCTTTAAATGCATTAACAACTCGCGTTTCTAATGCTGAGGGGCAAATTTCATCACAAGGGTCGTCAATTGTCTCTCTTCAAAACGATCTAGCATCTACCAACAAAGCCGTTTCAACCAAAGCTGACTCAAGCGCTCTCAATTCTTTGGATTCAAAAGTATCAGAAATTGATGGTCGAGTAACAAGTACTGCCAATGCCGTTACCTCGCTTCAGGGCAGTGTTTCCAGCATTGAGAAGGGGCTTTCAACTAAAGCTGACGCGTCTGCATTAAACAACTACTACACAAAAACTGAGGCTGATTCTGCCGCCTCTGGCGCAATCGACAAGTTCAACAGTCAATTGACGATTGGTGGTGTAAACGTTGTTGCGAACTCCGAAGCTCCTCGCACTTCAACTGCCGCAACGAATCGCGAATATTTACTGTATGAACGTAGCGCCGAATTAAAAGCGTTCTATGACGAAAACCTTGAGAAGCCAATCACGATTTCGTTTGAAATGAGCGTTCCTGTGGCTGGACCGGTTCAAGTTTATTCGTCAAATGGTTCTGCTCACCAATTCGTTACTTCCGTTAATGCAATTATCGTAAATCAATTTGCCAAATATTCAGTAACAGTTAGTCCAAAAGCGCATACGGCAAGTACAACTGTTTCGACAATTGAGTTCTATGGAACGTATGGAACTGGCCGTATCCCGACGATTCGTAAATTACAAATTGAAGCGGGCACAAAGGCTACCGCTTGGAGTCCAAGCCCTCGTGATACAAAGGCTGCAATTGACGCCAATGCTTCTGCAATTCAAACGACCCAAACAAAAGTTGACAATATCGATGGTCGGCTAACCACTGCTACAGATTCGATTACGTCACTAAATTCGCGCATGTCTACAGCCGAAGGAAATATCAACAGCACAAATACTGCGGTTGGTGGACTTTCGACACGCATGGCAACCGCTGAGGGCAAGATCACCAATCAAAGTGATTCAATTGCATCGCTACAAAATAGCGTCACCTCAATCAATGGAACACTGGCAAACAAAGCCGATTCAAGCGCGGTCAATAACCTAACTAGCCGAGTGGAAACAGCCGAAGGCAAGATTTCAAGTCAAAGCGGGCAGATTACTTCGCTTAGCAATAGCCTTGATCTAACAAACAGTAACTTGAACGACGTAAACGTTCTGGCTCGACTGTTATCTCTTGGCAAGCCTTTACGTGACGACCCAACTTTTAAAACTACCTCTGCGGGCGGGTTGTCTGCATACAGTTTCCCTGCGGGCACCTCATGGATTAAGCAAGCCAAGTCAACGGACAACCCAACTGGCTCAACTAATGAAATGCTGATCAAAGCGACTCAAGCTTTGGGCGGTGGCTGGTATCCAACTGCACCTACGCTTGTACTCACTGCAAATAAAACCTTCTTAATTAAACAAATTATTAAGATGCCAGTGGGTACAAAATTACAAGCCATCGGTAATGCTACGGGTACGGGTGGATACATCCGAATCTTGGGTAATGATCTAGGAACTGGCAAATTTGAAACGTACTACTCTGTCGTACAAGGTGGGGCTGATTTAAGTGGCTCTACTATTCAAGGTCATTTCCGCGTAATTGCCGGTACTAACCCGCCAGTACCAACGGTTGATAATCCAGTCTTTGTCATTCTTGCTTCTTATGAAGTATTTGATGTAACGGCTGTGAACGACACCATTCCAAAGGCTTATAGCGATGCTATTGCAGCCAATGCGAATGCGATTAACACCCTATCAAATACAGTCAGCCAGCAGGGTAATACCATTACTTCCCATAGTAATTCTATTACCCAACTCAACAACAGCATTTCAAGCATTAATGGCGCACTTTCGAGTAAAGCGGATACGAGCGCATTACAGTCGCTTGATTCCAAAGTTACAAATATTGACGGCCGTGTAACTTCCGCATCTAACAATATTGTTTCGCTCAACAATAGCGTCACAAACATCAATGCCACCCTTGCTCAAAAGGCAGATGCGACAGCGTTAAATTCGCTCTCTAACCGCGTAACAAATGCAGAAGGAAATATCACAAGCCAAGGTAACTCAATTACCTCATTGACTAACTCATTAGCAGTTAGCGGAAAAGGTGGAACTAACCTTCTCATTAAATCAAATGTAGTTGGCTTGTATGATGGCGTCTCATACCCACACCACACTTACAAACTAGGTGAAGATTGGGAAATTGGCGCTAAATACACCTTGATCTGGTGCGCTGAACATAAACGAGGGACTGGCGATAACAACTCTTACCTAGCGGTTTACGCGGGTGGTGGTAGCCAGACTTTGCAATCTATTGTTAATACAGACGGTAAGGTTGTCAGCAAAGTTACCTTTGTTAAAAACAGCGCAGTTGCCTCTGGCCCAATTATCCACTTCTACATGATCAACCGTCCGACCGCAGATAAGGGCACTATCGGTACTGTTTATTGGGCAGTTTTAGTCAAAGGCGATGTACTCACAACAGATGCTTGGATTCCAAGTCCATATGATTATATCCCCGATAGCAATGCAAATGCCGCTGCTATCGCAAATCTTACTAATACAGTAAGTCAGCAAGGCAATATTATTACATCAAATAGCAGCAGCATTACCTCGCTCACAAATCAAATCGGTAATACGAAGTCATATTCGCTGGTGACTTTCCGTAACAGCTCTGCCGTTGGCATGCCAAAGGCGGCTGGCGTCTACACTGGAAACAATACGCGATTATATGGATTTGGGCGCGGTTTAAATCTCATTGTGTTTAAAAATGGGGACGTTGAAAGCTGTACGCAATATGACACCTATGGCGACATCGTATCTGCATGTAACGCCATCTATGCCGCTATCAAGGCGCTTGCATCGGGCACTTACTTTGCAATCGTGGGTACAGACAACATTGGCTCAGTTGGAAATTCAAACCCAAATACTGATTTACGTGCGCTTTTACTTGCTTGTGGTGCTGGCGACACATATTTCAGATCTTGGAACTGGAATGCTCTTCCTATTTTTGTAGGACGCAAAGACCTAGATGAAGGCAATGGTATTCTCGGTATGTTTGATTCGACTGTTCCTAATCAGTGGATTGAATACCCGCTTACTTTTGTGAATGGTGTACCTGTAGGTTTAGGTGACTCTCGAACTTTGACCTCTCAACTGGACGCAAATGCTTCAGCCATTTCTTCATTGACCAACACAGTCACTCAGCAAGGTAAGGATATTGCTTCACATAGCAGTAGTATTACCTCGCTAAACAATAGCATCACCAATATTAACAGCACATTAGCAACAAAAGCAGATAGTTCTGCGCTTACAAACCTCGCAAGCCGCGTAACCGCAACAGAAGGTGCAATTACATCCCACGGCTCAAGCATTACTTCACTGAATGCATCTGTGAATGGTTTATTAAAGGATGTTTCAGTATCCGATACGCGGTCAACAAATCAGCCGCCGTCATGGTACTGGTCAAACTATCCATTACGTATCGTTCGCGAGTTCAAACAAGCATCTGTGCTAGGTTTAACTGGCATGGGCACTTATGTCTCTCTTGAAACATACGTTTATTGGACTGACGCATCTGGTGGCCCAATTATTCAAATTGCACGCGGCACAGATTCGAAACTTACTGCTGAACGTCGTAGTGCGAGTACAGCGGCATGGAGTACATGGACACAAGATATAAAAGCAATAAGTGATGGGCTTGCAAATAAGGCTGAAGCATCCGCACTTTCATCACTTGACTCGAAAGTGTCGGTTATTGATGGGAAAGTTTCTACTCAGGCCTCAAGTATTACTACACTGCAAACTACAGTTGGTGGTAATACAGCCTCTATTCAATCTCAACAACAATCAATTGATGGCCTGAAAGCAAGAGCAACATTGAAGCTGCAATCCGGCAATTTGGTTGGTGGCGTTGGCATTGAGAATGACAGCAAAACAGTCGATTTCATCATCCAAGCTAATAAGTTTGCAATTGGTGCGCCTTCAACTGTTTCCGGCTCTGTGACGCCTAAATATGCATTCGTCTATCAATCAACAGCAACAACTCTGCCGAATGGGACAGTGATTCCTGCTGGCTTGTACTTAGACAGCGCGTCTATTAGCTATATCAACGCCAACAAAATTTATGCAGATAGTTTAAGTGCTATTAGTGCAAATCTTGGTACCTTTACCTCATTGGCAGATCAATCAAAACCAAATGGTGCTAGGACTGTAATTAGTGGTGAGAGGATCGAAGTTTACGACGAAAACAATGTTATGCGTGTACGGATTGGGAGATGGTAAATGCCCACAGGAATGATAATAAATTCTGAATCAGGGGAAGTTGTTTTTGATGGAACTGTGAAGATCCCTAAAATACTAGGGAAGGTTCTAATCGAGAATGGACAAACTTCAGCAGTATTAAACCTTAACAAGCCACTTGATGGCACGATGTTTTTTATTCCAAAAGGATTAGCAACTACAGTCGATCCAATCTATGCCCCTTTGGGAATTAACTATGAAGTAAGTCTTAGTTCTAACAAGCAGGTTGTAACGGTTAAATACATCGCGACCAGTGAGCAGCCAAAAGCAGGGACTGATTTTGAAGTTTATATTGGTGAATATTGATGGATAACTATTTCTTAGTAAAGAATGACTTCATAAATGCTATTGATGATGACTATTTCAATCTTGCATTTATTAGAAAACAACGTTTTAACTTCACATCTGAACCTGGGATTACCTATTACTATCGTACTTTTGAAGTAGATATAACAGGGATAGATTTTCCTGTTATTGCAATTAGTTGTGTTTGTCCTTCTGCTTATTTAAGTATGAAAGCCAATACGCTTTCTATTGTTTGCTCAGCAAGTAATTATGATGGTGTGGCTAATTCAGTTAGCAATTTAAATAATTCATCTAAGTATTTAGATGTGTTTGTTTTTGGTCGATTGCCTAGAAGCAGTATTCCAGAACATGGTATTGGTGTAGTCTGTTTAGATGCATCAAGTAAAGTAGTTTATTACAGTGGTGCAGAGTATTTGAAACCCATAAAAATGTTTATTGATCCCAATACTTATCGACCAATGTTTAATTCAAACTACAATACTCAGGTCGAGTATTTGCCGATTGGCAAGTCTTATGCATGTATTCCCTTAAATAGAGTAAATACTGTTTATTCGGAGTGGACGCCTGAAGGTCAAGATGTCATAGCAATGTCATCAGTTTGTGCTATTGAGGGCAATACTATTACTTATACCTCAAATCAGGTGCAAGTCGCACAAGATATTAGTGCTGTTTACAATGGATATTGTAGACATATGTACATGTTAATCGATGTATCGAACTATTAATAAACCTTTAATTATCAGCACCCAATTCGGGTGCTTTTTTATTGCCTACGATCTGGAGGATGGCATGCATGAACGATCAGACAAATAGTGTAGTTGGAGCAGCTGCAAGCACGGCTGCCGCGACTGCAACAAAATTCACTTATGGTTATGTAGTGGGAGGGAGCTTGATCGGTGTTATTGGCAAAATTGATTGGGCTGTAGTCTTTTCGATTTTAATCGGTATCGCAACCTTTCTGACGAATCTCTATTTCAAAAAAAGAGATGATAAGCGTAAGGATGAGATTCACGAGCTACAAACGAAGCAATATGAGCTAACTAAGAAACGATTGGAAGGGGGTTCAGATGACAAGCGAACAGACTAGAGCTTATCTGGCTTTTGCACTTGTGGCGTTAATGTTCGTACTGGTTATTGCTTTATTTTTTGTGAATATGCCACGTGAGAACAGCAATTTAATTAATACAGCATTGGGTTTCATTGCGGGGGCAATGACAACTGCCTGTGGATTCTATTTCGGAAGCTCTGACCAGGAAAAGAAAAATAAAACTGAGGAATCAACTGAGCAGTAATTAACTTAACTCTAAATGCCGCCTACGGGCGGTTTTTTTATAACTGAAGGAAAACGAAATGAATATCGAACAATATCTTGAAGAGTTGATCAAGCGTGAAGGTGGATACGTAAATAACCCGGCAGACCGTGGTGGTGCAACTAAATATGGCATCACACAAGCTGTTGCGCGTGAAAATGGCTGGAATGGCAATATGAAAGATTTGCCGCTTGATGTGGCCAAAGCTATTTACAAGAAGCAATACTGGACAGCTCCGCGATTTGACCAAGTAAATGCTGTTTCTTCTGCAGTAGCTGAAGAGCTTCTAGACACTGGTGTGAATTGCGGTACCGGATTTGCAAAACCTCTTTTACAACGAGCTTTGAACTTGCTTAATAACCAAGGTAAAGCTGGATATGCAGATTTAGAGGTTGATGGTGTTTATGGCTCAGCAACGCTAGGTGCCCTTAAAACATACTTGTCAAAACGTGGGAAAGAAGGTGAGAAGGTTCTGGTGCGAGTGCTCAATATTATGCAAGGGCAACGCTACATTGAAATCTGTGAGCGTAATCCAAAGCAGGAACAGTTTTTCTATGGCTGGATTGCTAACCGGATCGGCTAGCATGAAAATCTTTCACAGTAAGCGAACTAAGTTTGCTTCGATTATTACTGTGCTGTGTATTCTATTATCGGGCTGCACAGCCCATACGATCAAAAATAATATTAGAGTCAGCATTTGCGTACAGTGTGTTGTTAATTGACATTTTGTACCAACTACCTAAGGTTGGCCAAAGCAGCTGCAGTATTTGGCCAACTTCTCGATATTAATTTAAGTTATTGAAAAATAGTAACTAGAGAAAAAATAACATTTATGTTTGATTGGCATTTTGTATCAAAAAATAGAAGAGTAATTAAAATAGCCTTTTTCTTCTGAGAATAATTTTGCGCAAAAATATCAATATTAAGCAAATATGAGCATAAATTTGCGCAATACACTTAACTTACTTGAACGATGGATTGATGTATCATTATTAAAATTACTTTGAATTATTGTTATGTCTTCACAGTTAATCAAAATTCATTATCATGCATATTCTCGCGTTGCAGATCTATTAGCAGATCTAGATAAGAAAGGAGAGGTCACTAAAATTTATGACCTCAATGGCAACGAATTAAAAATTAATTTCTTGCGTGACGAAGTTTATTATAAAAAAGTCTGGTGGCATTTTCAGAAGAAGCAAGGCGGTTAAACCGCCCAGCTATCCACAATATTAGCCCAGTCCTGTAGCATTTTTCGCCTGCTTTCTAAATATTTGGCATGGTTATATGTGGCCCTAGTTTTATTACCATCTGCATGCGCTAATTGTTTTTCAATCCATTTGTCATCGTAATCCTTTTCATTTAACAAGGTTGATGCAGTGGCACGAAAGTCATGAGCAGTGACATCAGACAAGCCAATGTAATCGAGCATTTTATTCATTGTAGTAGCGGAGAGCATCCCATCTTGATAGATGGCTGGAAAAACATATTCACGATTACCTACAATGTTGCGCTGTTCTTGAAGAATATTAAAAACTTGGTCAGACATAGGAACGATATGAATACGTTTCTTTTTCATCATCTCTTTTGGGAATGTAATTGTTCTAGCTTCAAAATCAACATATTCCCATTTCATGCGGCGGATCTCGATAGTCCTGAGCATAGAGTAGAGCATTACAAGGCCAGCATTTTTAACTGTAGTAGATCCACCATAGCTATTTAATTTATTTCTAAGTTGCACAGCCTCATATTTTTCCATGGGTCTGGCATGTTCTATTTCGGGACGTTCTACAACGTTTTTAACGGCATAGGTTGGATCATAGTCGGCTCTAAGTGTGGCGATTGCATAACGCATTACGCCGCCAATAAAAGTACGATTTTGAATTGCTGACACTTCGCCAGTACCATGGTTTTTTTGACGCTTAACTCGTGCAATCGTCTTTTTCATGATAGTCAAAACGTCTGCTGAGGTGACTTCTTTAATATCCTTATCACCAATAACTTTTAAAATATCTTTATCTAAGGCGCGTTGAAAAGCTTCTTGATACCTTTCTGAACGATTATTTAATTTTTCTGCTTTATATTCTGCAGCAACATGTTTAAAGAGAACCCTATTGTCATACTCATCAGATTTAGCCTTTTTTTGGTTTTCTTTTTCTTCAACTGGATTTATACCGCTTGCAACTAAAGATTTAGCTTCATCTCTTTTAGTACGGGCTTCAGCTAATCCCACAATAGGGTATTCACCTAAGCTCATCATTTGTGTTTTTTTGAGCCATTGAAAACGATAGCGCCAATACTTCTTGCCATTAGGTTTTATTTCAACACACAAACCATCGGAATCACCAAGCCTATAAAGCTTTTCTTTCGGTTTTGCACTTCTAATTTTTGAGTCACTTAACATGAAATCTTGAGTATCCGGTTATGATTTTTAGGGTCATACTCAAAATGATACTCAAGATTGGTGATTTTGCATAGTTTGCTTAGATTTGCCTAGATTTGTAATTTTAATAAATTTCAATAATTTGTGATTTTCAAA